CGGCCCGTATTGGGCACGGTATGGATGAAATACCCGTCCTGCCAGGTGACATGCCCGCCCGGACAGTCGGCATCAGCGACCGGAGCCACCGCCGAGCCAAGGGCCAGGTTCGCCTGGTATGCCACGCTGCCGCCGTCGCCGATGAGAAGGCGGGTGCCGTCGTCCGCCATCGTGACGCGGCCCGTTGCGGAGCCAAGGCTCCCGCTGCGCAGCAGTGGTTCCCAGTGCGAAGTCAGCTCGTACAGACTCGCGCCGGAGACGACGAAGAGTTGTCCTGACACTGCGCGGTGCACGCCGCGAATGGGCCCATCTCCCAGCGTCGCCCGTTTTCGAGTCCCTGGCGTGCCGACGAAACGAGCGACATTGCCCTTGCGAGGCCCTGCCTCATGCACCTCCGGGTAGAGGTTGACGAGACGCTGCGAGCTCGCGCTCGGGTGGGCGAGGACATACGTGGGCCCGATGAAGCCCTCTAGCTTCATTCAACCGTCCCCGGCAGCGGCGCTGGCTTGGGTCCAGGTGCCGACTTCTCCAGCGCCACCGCCATCCGCTGCATGAGTCCGAGCCCTTGTTCCATGAGTAAGAGCGTCATCCAGACGGCGTCCGTTGCAAGCGAGAACCAGTAGGCCGAGGGCCGTTGCGGGGGGTAGCCTAGGACAAACCAGTCTCGTTCCCGCCAGTCTTTAAATTGCAACCACAACGGTCGCAGCCCATCTGGAACGTCTGCGGGCCTTTTGTCGTCCGCGATGCTCATGTCTCAGCCTCCCTCACCCATCCCCAGAAACAAGGTCGAAGGCGCCGCCTTGAAGCACCGCCGGGTCGCACCGTAGGTAGCTATGCCGCTCGTTGAGTCGCTTCAACGTAGACTTTGACTCGTCTGCGATGAAGGCCGCTTCCGCCGACAACGACACGCCGTACTCCGGCGCGAGCTCCTTCGCGAGGTTGTAGCGGATGGCCCGCGCATAACCAGGTGGGAAGTCTACGTCGCTATTCGCCGATGGGAACCTGCCAAGCTGCTGCCACGTGTAGAGGACGAGGGTATCCGCCGCGTTTGGGACCGGGAAGAAGTGCAGCCGCATGAGCGGATGCGACGTCTCAACCCACAGGTACGTCGGCGTGCCCGGAGTCCCCTTGCCTTGCGTATCTTGCCACTCCGCGTCGGAGAGCAGTCGGAGCGGCGTTTCGCTTCCAGTCGCCCCGGCGGTAATGACGGATGCCCGGTCGATACGCACGGGCCGCGTCGTGGCGAAGGTACCGAGCGCGCCGATAGTATGGGGCGAGAGGGAAGGCGTAAGCGCGTACGTGCTGCGCAACGTCGCGAATAGGACAAGGCGCTCGCCAGCCCACGAGTCCAGCATGTCATTCAAGATGACGAGCGCGTCGGCCTGCTCGGATGCCTTGGGGGTCTCCTCGGTAGCCAAGACACCCAGCGTCCGGAATGCGCCTCGGATGAGCTCGGCCACCGTCATCGCGTCACTTCGCCTTCTTTGGGGGCGGTGCCGGCGGCGGACTAGTCACCTTCGGGAAGTCCGCAGGAGACTCGTACCACCCCGAGCCGAACGCCTTGTGGGCCGCCTCGTCTGCCGCGACGCGTGCTTCTTGCGTCGGGTGGTAGAGCCATTTTGGGTAACTTGACATCAGGCCTCCAAAGCAAACAACCGTGAGCGGCCCGCCGAGGGGGTCAAGGCGAGCCGCTCACGTGGGCGCATCTTAGCCCTCCACGCGGGCCGCCCATTCCGGACGAGTGGCCGCCCATCCATACAGCACGTCAGCGCGTACCAGGAGCTTGTCGTTTGTCACGTCCATGCCCTGCGTCATGCGCACGGCAATGCCCGTATCCGGGTCGTACTCCACAGCGGACTTATCCAGGCCTCCGTAGGTTTGCATCGGGATGCTGGCCAGGGTGAAGGCGTCCTTGTGAAACACAACGTTGGACACCGCCCCGGCCGCAGTGGCACCGAGCACGGTCACGGCCGCGTTGTCTGCGGGGCTCGCCGTCACAGTCTGCGTCGTACCCGTCACGATGATGCTGGGCGAAATGGCGACGTTTGCCGTTAGCCCGCCCGCTGTGCTGTTCGCCGGCGCCGTGACGACAAACTGCTGTAGCCGTCCAGTGGAAAGTTTCGTCACCGGGTTGACGGCAAACACGCCCGCGAAGGTGAGGATGTCGCCCGCGCGAAGGACGTTGGTGATGGTGGCGCTCCAACCCTTCAGGTTGATGGTGGCGCCGGTTTGGGAAGCGCCGTCGACAAGCGGAACGCCGCCCTGCGTGCCAACGACGCGCGCGGCGACGAGCTGGTCCATGCTCCACTTCGCCCCGATGGCGAGGCCCATCTTCCCTTCTTTGTACTGCTTCTCAATTTCGTGGGTGCTGTGAAAAATGCCCTTGAGCGCGTCAATGATGGCGGCCTCGGCGGCAGGATTCACGATGATGGAAATCTGATCATCCACGGGCATGCCGTGCTCTAGCGCGATGGCCTTAGCGTTGAGGTACGTGATGAGCGCCGTTGGCGTGACTCCAGGCGTGCCGGCGGCATTTGAGACGGATGTGGCAACAAGTGCCAACCCGTCTTTGTCCACCTGCGACGCGAGCGCAACGGCCATGCCTTTCAGGTAGCGCTCGGAGAACTGGTCCTTGCTGACAGCAGTCGTCATCTCCACAGACGTCGGCGCAAAGCTGGCGTTGAACTGATTCAGCGTCAGGTTGACTGATTCCTCAGTCAGGTCCGGAAAGCTTGCCACGTTACCCGACGTAACCGCGAAGCGAGCGGGCTTCGGGATGCTGATGGTGGTGCCGGGCCGGAAATCCGTCTTTGTGTACTCACCGGCGTACCGCTTGTTGACGTACTTCGAGAATGTGTTGCTATTTTCAAAGTGGCGGAGGAATTCCTTCGCCATCCAGCTAGAGGTTTTGAATACGTTCGGCATGTCGTGGCGTTGCGACGCCCCCGACATGTCGAGCGCGTCGTCCTAGCGGCGTCCCGACCTATAGGCGCGCTTATATTCGGAGATGGGCAAGTCATCCAAGTTCCGCGCAGACGAGGTGCTTCCGTTTACGCTGGTCGGTGGAACTGGTGGCCGCAAGGCCGGCTTGGTTGTCTTCGGGGCCGAGGTAGAAGAGGGCAGCTTCGCCTCCAACCTGCCAATTTCCCGCGCTGCAACGAGTGGCGGTAGGGCGCTTATGCGCGCCAACTCGGCCGGATTCTTTGCGAGCTCATACATGATCGCCGGGCCGTGCTCGGACGTCAACAGGGCTTGCGTCACACCGTCGGACACGGGCACGTCGGATGCGGACATGATCACGTCGTCAAAGTCGGGTTTGGCGGCGCGTACCTCAGCGGTACGCCGTTGAAACTCGGCTTGCGCCGACTGTGCCTGACGCTCCTGCTCGCGCTTGGTGAGCCGCTGTTCGACTAGGTTGTCGATGTACTCGGCTGCCTTCTCCTCGCTCGTCTTCTCCTTACCGGGTGGCGCCGCTTGCGTACTTCCATGTGGACGCTGGGTACCGAGCTGTTGGAGTAGTAGCTCGTTCTGCCGCTCGAGCCGTTCTATCTTTCGTTGCCAGCCCCCGGCCCGCTTTCGCTTCTCTTCCTGCTCTGACGGCTCGCCCTTGTCCTCCCCGCCGTCCTCTTTGCCCTCGTGCTCTTCGCCCTCTCCTTCGGATTCATCGGGCTTTGCTTCGCTTCCCTCTTCGGTGGGCTTCTCTTCCTCATTCTGGGCCTCCTCGTTTGCGGTTTGCTCGTTCGGCGCGGTGCTACCCGAGCCGCCCGGGTCCTGCGGTTGCGCTTCCCTGACCATTGATGGCCCCCTGTGGTGGTGATGGCTGTAGATCCGGCATGTCGAGGCGCTTCCGGATAAGGACGGCTTCGGCCGCAAGCATGGCGGTGTTCTCTTTGGAGTCGAGCGTTGCGGCGGTTTTCATCAAGTCGACGTGCAGCTTCGTCAGCTCGATGCGCTCTTTCGTCTCGTTGTCTTGCGCGTTGCTCTCCAGCTTCTCGTTCGCTTCGTTGAGCGCCGCGGTGAGTTGCTGATTCTGTTGCATCGCCTGCTGAAGTTGCTGGGCAAGTACCTGTGGCGGCGGCTGCTTCTCGTCCGGCGGACGGATTTCAGGCGGCAGCATCTTGCGCAAGCGTTCCGCGATAGCCTTGCCGTTCGGGATGTCCATGGACTCGATTAGGAGGTCGCCGGCCACTTGCGACAGTGCCGGATTCACCTTCACGAGTTCCAGGAGCTGCGTTGCTGCCTCCTGGCGACGCGAGTGGTAGCTCGGGCCCATGGACACGGCCACGTCATAGCGGCCCGTCCCGAGGTCGATGTTGACGCTCTCTCCGCGGAATTCACCAGGCTGGTTGACGGGCACCATCTCCTGCTTCCCGTCCTCCCCAAGAATCCGGAGCACCTTGGGGCCCGTGTAGATTTTCGGGATGAGGTCGACCAGAATCCGCCCCGTAAGGCGGATGCCCATCCCAAGGTTGTCTTGAAAGTGGAAGTTGGCCGTCTGCCCTTGGTTCTGGCGCGCAAGGATGGCCCTGCCGCTCGTCTCATTCGAGCGCGCGCCGAGCTGCCCGTCATAAATGCCGGTGACGGCCTTCAAGTCGTCGGCCGCTTGCATCCGGGCGTTGGTTATGGCCTGGACGTTGGCTTCCGCCATGACGCGCTGTGGAGGCGGAACGGCGGTGCCACCCAGGGCCTGGGGTTTGTAGTGAAGGACGGAATGCGCCCGATTGTTGGCCGTCTCCCATTCCGTCTCATACCCTTCTATCTGCCCCTCCGCGGCGATGAAGGGGGCCTTCGGAGCGAGCGCAATGGCTTCCGCCTCGGCAGACACGAAGTAGTTCAGCATGCGCTGCGTATCTTTCGCGTGCCTCACAACGCCCTCGTAAATTGTCTCGCCGTCTATCTCCAGTTCCGTGCCCACGACGCGAACAAGTTGCAGGTAGCGACCGGCTAGCTCGCCTTTCTCGATCACCTCATCGCCAGCAATCTTGCACCAGCACGCCTTGCGCCTCGATGTTGGGCGAGTGGCCGCTCCCTGGGCGATGAGCGCCTTTGCGACGTCGGGCTCCAGCTCCGACTCCAGCGCGGCGCCGCCATTCGGAATGTCCTCGAAGAGCCCGGGCGGCATTTCCACGAGCACGTCCGGCTCTTCTTTTACGTACCGGTACTCATGAATGCGCACGCCCTCCTTTGCTACCCAGGACGCGGCCGAGTCGCCTTGTCCATCCCAGCCCGAGGTTTTGGGCATCTCGTGCCCGGGAAACATCGACGCCCACTCGCCCTTGGAGATGTCGGTTGAGATGATCACCCAGCGCGCGTCATCCCCGGCCATCTCCTTGGCGCCCGGGTCCATGACTACGGCCAGCGGGTTTCCTATGCGGCGAATAACCAGGTGCTGCTCGAAGCTCTTCTCGTCCTCGTATTCCGCGCAGACGTCCCAGTATCCAAGGCCCGTAATGGCCGCTGACTGACCGCCGGCCGCATAGGCTGCATCCGCGTTGCTCGTGTACTCAATGTTCCGGATGACGCCTTGCAGCACCTCGGCGGTGCGTATGTCGCTTTCACCGTCGACCGGGCTTACGGTTACGGCCGGCTTCGACTGGCGCTGCTCGTTTGTGACTTGCCGCACGAACTGCGGCAGTCGGTTGACGGTGAGCGCGGGCCTGCTTTCCGCGGCGCGCTGGCCCTTGATGTTGGCGTCCCATTGCTCTCCGGCGAGGAACTCCAGGTCCTCGAGCGCATCTTCACGCCAGCGCGCGGATGCATCGATTCCGACGAGGTAGCATTCCTTGGCGCGCTGGACGAGGTCCGCGTCGTTGTCGTCCTCGGCCTTGTCCGCGTCCTCGCCCATGGGCGCGTCGGCGTAGGGGGCGGTCTCGGTCGTTTCTTGCATGTCATCCCATCCAGGATCCGGCACGTGGCGCCAGCGAAAGCAGTGGGTCGGGCGGCGGCTTGAGTGGCACCGGCGCCCGGGCGATGTCAATGCCAGTCATAACCCAATAACGCATCGCATCGCACGCGTGGTCGCGCTCCTTCACAACCTTGCCCCGCTCGTCTCGCCGGTACAGCCGCAGCTCAGAGAGCAGGTTTTGGCACGTGCGGAACACCTTCAGGCGCCCGGTTGAGAAGCGCTCCCAGGTCGCGAAGATGCCGGCCTCGACCGCGTTTGCGGCCTCGACCAGGTCCAGCCCCTGGTCGCGGTATTCCTGCATCAGCTTGCGTCCGTCCAGCTGGCTTCGACCGTTGGCCGCCGGGTCGATGGCACCGGGGAGTCGGCCCCTCGCCTTGATTGCGGCGACGTGGACGGCGGGCTCTACCTCGCCTTGGTAGTGCTCCGAGTAGAGGTAGCCGGTGTCTGTCTCCCGGTCGTACGCGCCGAACAGGGCCGCCGTCTTGTTCCAGCCGACGTCCAGTCCGTAGCTGCGGGGCCAGTGTTTGGGTATCTCGAACGGCTCGCACGCAATGACACTCTCGGGCACCGGGTAAATGAGGCCCGCGCCCAGCTGCGGGAGTCCTTTGGAGCGTGCGTCCCGTTGGAAGGGCGGAATGGCGTTCCACAGTTCCTCCTTCGCTTGCGCAGAGAGATGCGGAACGTCGTCCCAGGTTGCGGACACGACGGCCTTGGAACCTTCCTGCCGCTCCGGAGCAGCACCACCAGGCATGAACGAGAGCACGACACTGGACAGGCCGCGCAAGGGCGTAAACGTCAACATGACAACGCCGTCATTCGTCATCGTGCGCAGCAAGCACTCGGTATAGATGCTTTCGGGTGGCTCCTCGTCTAGCCAGACGCCGTCTTGTTCCGTGCCTTGGAAGGCTTCGCGGCCCTGGTCGTACGACTTGAACTGCACCACGGAGAAACCACCCGACGCGTGCTTTACCCAGGCTGCGCTTACCGAATCCGGGATGAATCCGGGGGCGGTTCGCTCAATGGCGTCGCGTGGAATGAGGCCCGTCCCGAAGTCGCCCCGCTTGCCCAATAGCTTGCGCTGGAGAATGTCTCGCACGGTTTCGCGCGTGTCTCCGACAGCCCACCAGTTATTGGGCCTCGTGAATCGCCGGCCTTCCCACCAGGTTGGGTATCTGCCGGTGAGGTGGCAGACAAGCTCAAACCCGCCCGCGCCTTCCGTCTTGCCCACGCGGTTTGCGGCGATGAAGAGGCGCTCGCGAAGCTGTGCGCCTAGCCGGAAGAATTCGAGGTGCTTGGGGTAGAGTTCGCGTCGGAGCGGGCCGGCGTCAGGGTAGAAGCTCTCCAGCTTGCGCCCGGCTTTGCGGCGCTCGATTTCCTCGTGGACCTGGATGGCCTCCAGCATGTCGGCGCGCGAAATCACTTCGCCGACTCCGCCGCAATCTTCTCCTTGAGGGCTCCGTAGCGCGCCAACAGCTGCTCGTCCGTCGCATCGAAAAGGGGGCCGCCGTCTGCGCCGGTGACTTGCAGCTGCCTCGGCGGCGCGCCCAGGCCGTAGGAGGTGAGAAACTTCGCGGCCTCGAGACGGACGCGGTCGTCCGCTTCGGCGTTCAGCATCAGTTTCATCGCGAGCGCGAAGGCTTGCGGTACCGCGGTGCGGGCCAACTCAATCAGCTCGCGCACCTGCTTCGGACGCCCACTAGGGTTGCCGGACTGTCCTGGCTTGAACGGAATCCCCCGCTCAGGCGTGCTGTTAGCAGCGGACATTTACGACACCGATGGGCCGAAACACCGTGTCTATAAGGTGCTCTGCCAACGCCTTGCTCAGAGGTGGAGGCACGCTGTTTCCAACGCGAGCGAATTGCTCATTAAGGGCGCCCGTTAGCTTGAAGCCATCCGGGAATCCGCCCAGGCGCTTCAGCTCCGAGACGGTGATCGGACGATGCTCAGCGGGATGCCAGACGTGATACGCGCCAGCCCCGCCGCCGCGGTCAATCGTTGGAGCGGGCCTGTCCCAATGGAGCCGGTGGTGGCTGAAGTGCCTCGGGTCTCTCTCGCCTGGTGCCACCCTCATCATCTGCTGGTACGTCTTATGCTGAGGGCCGAGCCGGACCCGCTCATCCGGCACATCCGCCAGTCCACAAAACGCCTCACGAACGGTAATCGGGCGCGTGCAGGGGCGCGGATGACTTGCAGGAATGTTCAGGTCACTCCTGACCCCTATGAATATGACTCGCTCCCGTGACTGCGGGACACCGAAATACATTGCGTTCAACAAACGACAGCGGACGTCGTAGCCGCCTTTCTTCAACTCCCGCATCGCCTCAGCAAAAACGAGTTTCATCTTCCCCTTCACCATCCCGGCCACATTCTCCATCAGAAATGCCTTTGGCTGAAGGGCGCGGAGCAAGCGTACATATTCATGGAAGAGACTATTCCGGCTGTCATTAAACACGCGGCTGCCGGCCGTGCTGAATCCCTGACAGGGTGGGCTGCCGTCAAGTAGGCCCAACTCTCCGGCCTGAATGCCGGCCAGCCGCATGACTTCCTCAGCGGTGAGTTGTTTGATGTCACCGGCCCAAACGGGAGTGGCCGGGAAGTTGGCCCGGTAGACGGCGACCGCGTGCTCGTCCCATTCGATGGCCAGCAGACACTTTCCGCCAGCCATCTTGTAGCCCAGAGATGAGCCACCACAGCCAGCGAACGTCGAGACAACGGTAAAGGCTGGCGCTACTTCGGAAAGCGGTGGCCGCATTGAGGGCACTCCGTCATCGCCACGTCAGCGGCAATTGCCTCATCGTATTCTTTGAACGTGACGTTACTAACCTCCGCGAGGATTCGCGCGAGTTGCGCCTCGTCGAAGCCCAGGCCGTCCATGGCCCCCAGCCCCTCCAGTTCCTTCACCAGCGTGGCCAGTTGCGCGTCATCCCATCCGCCCGCGAAGGTGAGTTGGTTACTCGCCAGCAGGTATGCCTCTGCCTCGGTGTCGCTACGGGATGCCCAGCCGCGCAACACGGGCGCCAGCCACTCGCCGTCCTCCATGCGCACGCCTTGGGGCGCGTCTTCTTTCGCGGCCTTCCTTGCGCGCAGGGCTTCGAGCCGACCGTGCCCAGCCACCAGGCGGCCCGTGCGCTCATCCAGCACCATGGGCTCCACATAGCCGAAACGGCCAATTGACGTGCCGAGGCTCGCATCGTCATGCCGCTTGGGGTTTCGCGTGGCGGATTTCAGACTCGCAAGCGGCATGTACTCCAGGCGCCGTTCCGGGGCTTTTGTCTCCTTCGGGGTCTGCGCGGCCTTGCCCATTCCTCAGCCTTCCTCCTCGCGTGGGACGTGCTTTGCGCGGGCCTCGAGCATCTCGCGGGCAACGAGGAAGGCATCCTTCGCAAGGCCGTCGTTCTCTCGGTAGATTTGGATGCCGCGCTTCATGATGAGCCCAACCAGCGCGCAGCCCGCAAACCAGTCCAGCAACTGCAGCTCGCCCGGGTTCACGTAAGGAGCGCCCTCGGCATCTAGCCTTGCCTCGGGCTCGTTCTCCGTGCTCAAGGCAACTTCCCCGCGACGCGCGCTCCCCAAGAGAAGAAGAGCCCGAACAGGAAAGCCCAGACGCCGAACAGCACCACGTCAACGATGGTATTCCCTGAGTAGTACGGCCACGGTGAGATGGCGGTTGCTAGCATGATGCGCCCTCCTGGTGCTGCCTCTCATGAGTCGCCGCGAGCTCCAGCAGACGTGTGGCGAGAGTCCGGCACGCAAGCGGGTCCGGGCCGACGCTCCACTCTTCCTCTTCGCTGTGGACGATGGCCGCGATGCCAAGTGCGCTGAGCCGGTCGATAGGCTCATCAGCCGTCAGCTCGAGGAATTGCCTCATACGCCCAGTGAAGCCCCGTATTGACTGGCGTGTCAACGTGCGAAACCCCCGGCCAGTTGGAGCTGGCAAGGGGTTCCCGTTTTCTTGCGCTGCTACTTCTCTGCCAGCTTCGTCACGTCGACCCAGACGGACATGCCGTCATAGATGCTTCCGTTCATGTCCTTGTACCTTCGGACTTCGCCGCATACGTTCAGGACCGCGCTGCGGTTGTCGTTCGAGAAGCTCACGACTTTGATGTTCTCCGTGGGGCACCCATGGTCAAAGCTTGCTTGATTGCTCGCAAGCGCTGCACTCGTGATGCATCCGGACAACGCCAGTAAGCCAACCAGTAGTATTTTCATATTCAAATCCAATCCACTTGAAAGACATAGGTTTTCCAGATTCTGTCCACGTACACTCGAAGCACCGTTGGGCCGACGTAGCCGAAGCTGGGCTGGGCCACGGTTACCGTATTTTTCC